TTCTTGAGATCTATCAAATTCTTCTTTCTTTCTCTCAATATCAGCACCTTTCAGTGCTAATTCCTGCTTCCTGATTGTTACAAGTGGGTCTTCCGTAGACTCAGGAGTTACACTCTGAGCATATTGCTCAATCATTTCTGCCGCCAAACTTGCAGCCATGTTTTGAACTTGCTCTTGTATCTTTGCTTGAAACTCAGGGTTTGATTGCATCATCTGTTGTGCTTCAGGTGGTAAATTCGCCATAATCTCCTCTTGAGCCTGTTGTTCTGAGAATAGGGCTATATGCTCCTGAATATGCCCTTGTACGGCTGAAATGACATTCATGTTAGCTTGGACTACAGGAGTAGACATTATGGCTAGATGAGCCTTAATATGAGCCTGATGGTCTTGCTGTGGAAATGCTTGTGCCATTCCTCCTGTTAAAAACGCCTGATTTTCCTTTGCAGGGTTCATAGGCATAGGTTGAGGAGGTGGTGGAAGTATTGCCTCAATATTTGTAACACCTAATGCTTCATACATTTTGTGATACGCTTGATACAATCCTTGTGGGCCGCCATGTACTTGTGGATTTGACTGCACAAGTTGTAACTGTGTCTGAGCAAGTGATATTCTCTGTGACATAGAGAATATGTTGGGGTCGCTAACTGGCAATACATCAATTCTATTGTCAAAATCTTGTGCCTTAATCTCTGGAGGACCACCTGCTGCCATATATGGATATGGTGTGGGGTTTTCAGAGAAAATTCTTGCCAGAAGTTTAAATTCCATCTTCTGTGAATAATGAAGACGCTTATGTATCGCAGACATAACCTTTGTACCACGTTCCATAATAGCCATAGTTGTGCCTACAGGCTGTTCTCCACCCATTTCAGCGATTTTCATATCTGCCATTGAAGCAAAACGTCTACCTGCATCAACAAGAGTACCTAAAAGGCTATACAAAGTGCCTGAAGGCTCTTTAAAAGGTAGTGGCATTAGAGAACCTCTAATATCACCTCCTATTGCATCTATATCTCTAAATTCTCCTGGTTGGATTGGATTGTCCTCATCACGAATACGAGCACCACGAGACTTAAAACCTGCAGGGAGATTGGAGAGAGTACCTGCATCAATAAGTTGTCGTAGTAATGATGTAGAAGCTTGGGCAAGACCTCCAATCATATGAGTAAGACCAAATCCATAAAATCCAAGACCAGGAAGAAACTTATAATGAATAAAATACTGTTTTTGCCTCTTTAATATGTCGCTTTCTTCAAAATTTCTGCGAATAGCAAGTATTTCACTCGTATCTTTGAGAATTGTAACGATATAAGGAAGTTTTAAACCAGAAGGCTCTCCATCAGCCCCCATATCCTCAAAACCCTCAATATCAAGGTTTGTATGCACCTCATATATCGTCAATTCTTCATTTATGCTCGAAGGTTGAGTTCCCTGTATGTCGTCTACTGCATCTTGTATTTGGGATAAATTGCTAATAGATCCAGTAGACGGCAATTCAAGATCACGGTAAAAACCTGCAATCTGCATTTTTCGTACTTCATTTTCGCTCATGCGAATAACATGAGTTACTCTAGGACTTGTCAGTAAATCAGTTGCTGAATAAGGTACTACCAAATCTTCAGCATAAACAAACTTACTTACTGCCCTTTGCAATAAAGGATCAAAGTAAACTTTCTTAAAAGTAGAACCTACAATCGGAAGGTAAAACAACATCTGATCCAGTTCTGGATCGTATTCTTCCATTTCGTAGGTAATTTGGTAATTCATGTACTCTTTAATGCGTTCTGCTTGTGAAGAAAGCATAGGATTTTGAGCACCTATAATCTGTGTACGGACAGGGCCTCCTGCAGGTAACATCTCACGATAAGCTTGTGCCTGAAACTGTGTTACAGACTCAGCAAGCAATGGATGCACTACTCCAGACGCTCCTTCAAATGGTTGTGACCTCTCCTCTGGCTTCATGCCAAGAAAAGACAGGCCATCCTTATAGTTATCTTCCCATTCCTTACGAGAAGATATGTCATCATCAATATCGCCAAGCAAAGTGTTAGAAATAGGTCCTAAAACACTTTCTTCAACAAAATCAGCCAAATTGGAATTAAAATCCATTGGCTGTTCAGCCATTGTCATTTCTTCCTGATAGTCTCCTACAATAACACTACCATCATCAAATTCGGTAATATCTTGCTGTTGTTCAAATTCAATTAAATCTACTTCTGCCTGTTCAAGTTCTGGAGATACGTCATTTACGACATCTCCTATGTTTCCTCCAGCCCCTGCGTCCTTCTCAACCGACATTATACATATCCCCCATTCTTATTCTATTTGCTATATCCATATAAAATTGTTGTGCTATTGGACTTTTTGCTTTTTGTGCTTTCGCAAGTGCAAAAAATTCTTCGTCAGAAGCCGTACCACTACGAATTGCACTTTCTATTTCTTCTTCTGGTGTTGGAGCATCTACAAAAGAAGGGAGAGCATTTGGATACTCCAACTCACTAAATTGGCCTATACCGCCAACAGAACCACCGTTATAATAACCTTTTGCATCAAACTTATCTATCAAATCTTTACCCTCTTTTAAAGAAAATACTATATCGGATGGATCATAAGAACCAGGTGGTGTAATTAACCACATACCAGCGTTCCTTTCGCCAGAAGGAATTTTTGATATTTGATAACCTCTGTAATTATAATACCCTGATGCAATTTTACTTGCTGATGACATTTACCTAACTCCTAATAATACTCTCTTTTACCACGCCAAAGTTTTTCTTCGTCTTCATCATAATCGTCTGGGGTTATAATAAACCCCCCCTGTCTAAATCGCAGTATAGCCTGAGTCATGCTATCTGCCAAGTCATCATGTTCCCCATTTGGGAAAGCAGCACATTCTTCGACCACCTCTTCTGCAAATTTGGTGTCAGGACACCATACCATACCACTTTCGAACACTGGAGAGCAAGCGTTCATTCTTGTAAATTTATCTGCACCCCTACTTGGAGTGAATGGAGTAACAGGAATACCCATACGAACAAGCTCTTGCGACAAAGGCATACCACTTGCTTTTTGCTCTATTAAAATCATATCTGGTTCGTATTTATCGTGCAATTCATAGGCAATATTCTTTAATTCTGGAAAATCCCAACGTCCTCTTACGGCATCTAACAAAATAATTGCATCTGCCCCACCTTCTTCAGGTTGGAATATACCCCATGTCGTAATAGCACTATAGTCAGCCCTATCAGACTTACTAAATGCCGTATCGTAACTTTGAATAATGTAATCACAAGTCGGGGGGTCTAGTTTTTCCCATTTTTGCCACCATTCTCGCTTAATAATAGCACCCTCTTCAGCAGTAGGGTTCTGCATATACTGAGAGTTCCACTTTGATACAGGAATAGAAGCTTTTACACCTTCAAGTTCGTCTAAACTCCAGAACTCAGGCCATAATGGTTTACCAGAAGGCATAATTGCAGGAAATTCCACAACTTCCCACTTATCTGCCCCTGACTCGCTTTGTTTGTGTAAAACCTTTGCCGTTAAATCACGAATACTCCAACGTGTCATAACAATTATTAAGGCTCCACCTGGCTGAAGTCTTTGTCTCGGTCCAGACGTATACCATTCATAAATATGATCTAAAGCAGTAGGACTTAGTGCATCTTGCTCAGATACAGGGTCATCAATAATACATAAGTCAGCACCACGACCAGCAAGAGCACCACCAACCCCCACAGCATAATACTCTCCACCACCAGAGGTGGACCATCTTCCACTCGCTTTTGCGTCTGTCGCCAATTTAACATTTGGAAAAACATCTCTAAAATCCTCGCTATCAATAAGGTTTTTAACTTTTCTACCAAAACCCACAGCCAATTCTGCCGTGTGCGTTGCCTGAATAATCTTTTTTGATGGATCTCTACCCATAAGCCACGCTGGAAACAAATAAGACGCAAATTCTGACTTCGTATGTCTAGGAGGCATATTAATAATCAAACGCTTAATTTTACCATCTGCAACGTCTTGTAGTTTCTGCCCATAAATCTTATGATGCGACCCCTCTATAAACTGAGGCCACACAGTCTTTACAAAATTAAGAAAGTTATCGTGCTTTTTCTGCCTATTATCTAAAGTAGAAAGACGCTCCAACATAGGAGCAAGTTTGGTTAACTCATCGTCTGTAAGGTAATCCTCTAAACCTTCTATATTAGGAAGATCTTTCATACATTACGCAAAAGCTTGTAAGAAATTATCTACAGCGTTATTTAAACTAGGACTTACCTGACCGCCCATCTGCATGGCTATAGGTACTTTGGGTTCATTTGCTGCAGCACCTTGACCACCAAGACCTGCTTCCATCATCACACACATCTTTTTGGTAGGATCATATACATATGGTGATGGACAACTATACGTTCCATCCTCACCTAAAATAGGTTCTGGAACAGTCGGCTTTGTTATCGCATCTATGTTTTCTTGCATATCTCTTCTAGCACGTTCCCTCTCATTTGAGGCTTGATT